TCCCGAAAGGTCATTGGCATCCTTGACCATTTGCAGGAGCGTGAGCTGTTTCTGAGCTTCCGAAAGCTCTCTGAATGACTTGCCGTACAGCTTCATTGCCTCGGCATTTCTGGTAGTTTCCGTAGCTGATACACCGAGAGCGGCATCGTTCATATATGCGCCTTTGAGGAATGAACGCAATGTCTGTGTGGTTTCTTCAAGCGAGCGGTCATAGTATGCGGCGCTGTCTGCGGCGACCTGCAAGGCTTCCTCCATCATGTCAAGCGCCTGAACCGATTCCATACCGTTAGCTTTTGCAAATGCATATATCTGCGTGCCGGAACTTTTCAGGCGTTCCACCATGATACCGCTTGCATCCGCAACTCTCTGCATGGCATCCTCGGCGGCAGTCTGCAATGTACCGAAAGTCTGCTCAAACTGAGCATTAGCCGCTTTTACTTCTGCGGCAGTCTCTATGAGTTTTTTTCCGAAAACTGTTACAGCCCTTACACTGAAAGCCGCCGCAATAGCCGCACCAAGTCCACGGAACTGCGATATAAGGCCTTTAAGTCCGCCGCCTATCTTCTTTGTATCGGTCTGGAATCCGCTTGTATTTATCCGTGTATCAAAATTCAGAAAGCCGTCTGCGGCCATTTATCTCACTTCCTTTGCAAGAAAAGGGCGGATATACTCCGCCCATCTCTTATTTACTGTCTTTCAGGGATTGTCACCGTCACCGCTGTCATCAGGCTGATCTGATGCAGGAGTGAAAGTCTTTGTGGATGTATCCCATGTACCCTTGACTCTGCCGCCGTCATTGTAGATGCTGAACGGGATCTTCACACCCGAAGTGTCACCGCCTACGGAACTTGGCGCAATGACTACATCCTCACGGTATGCCCAGAGAACGTTGCCTGTGCTGTCAACAAGGACATCGACCTTTGTTGTCTGAGTTCCTGTGCCTGTGAGACGCTCGTTTGCAATATACATCAGCTTTTCGGCAAGCTCCTCAGGTGTGTCATTGTCAAGGCGGACGTAGAACGGGTCAACTTCTGAGCTTACATCGAAGCCGTTATGAATGACATTGTTCTCGCCGAGGATATTCTTCTGTGTGCTTACATCGGGATTGAGATTTTCTGTGTATTCCTCAAGGTCTTTGCCGAGACGGATATAATTTGTGGTGTCTGTCACAGCCTTTGACGGATCGCCCAGCGGATTCACATCAATGTAGTGTGCAAGATATTTTCTTTCAGCTTTTACGCTCATGATAATTCCTCCTAATCAAGCAGAGCTTTGAGTTTTTCTTGCTCTGCCAGTTCTTCTTTGGTGTATTTGGTTTTCAGCTCCACCATGCCTCTGTGGTCACGGCAGAACTCCTGTTCCCATTTTTCAAGTTTTTTGCCTTTAGCTTTTTTCTGACGGATATGCAATACCTGTGACAGCAGGCCCTCGCCGATCTCGCCGAAAAGTCCGAGAAACGTCCACCAATGCATATACGGTACGGAACGTGTCTCATATCCTGCGGCTTTGTTGACAGCAGGGAAGATGATGCGCTCATCCTGTTCCCAGTCAATGATCTTCACGGGGCTGACGTTTTCTTCGGGGATATCTCCGCCGCCTGCAAACCAGTAAGCCTTTTCAACAGCCTCCTGAATATGCTCATGCGGGATCGCCGAAAAGTCCTCAAACAGGTTATTGACGCATATGAAGCATTGTTCCTCAGCAGTCAGTTCAGGATCATTGAAAGCCGCATAGATATTCAGCATAGTGCGGAAATCGCTGTCGATAGGGTATTCCTTTCCGCCTATTTCAAGGTATCTCGGAAGCTGACCTATCATGCCAGGAACTGCTCTAAAAGCGCCAGCTTCTCAGGCGGGAGCTTGCTGAGGTCGGGCATTGAGCTTTCCTTTTTCAGATATGCCTGCACTTCGGGGCGAGGCTGTTTATTTTTATTGGTGAGCGCCTCAATATCCTCTTTCAGGATGGGGATGAACGCTTCAAAGAATGACTGGAAAAGCATTTTGTCCTCGTCAACAAGAGTGAAAATATTCGCTCCGTCAAAGGCAGGTGTGCAGACATCTGTACCGAATGCATCATTGAAGATCCCTTTTATCTCATTGCTGATCTCAGTCAGCTCATCGGCAGAAGCATTTTCCAGCCTTTCACTCATTCCTGATATTGCGTCCTCGGCATCCCTGAGACGCTTCATCAGATCGGGATCGAGCCTTACTTTGATAACACGGTCACTGTCGCCCACCTGATATGTTCTGTATCCTTCGTCAAATACTATCTTCTTCATTTTTTCACTCCTCCAGAGTATATTCGGCAATTATCTGTAACTGATACTGTACGCCGTCAAATTCGTTTTCCTGCGGAACTGCAATGAGCATTCCGCTCCCTGTGGTTATTTTCGTTATTCGTCCGCTGTCTGTCGGAACATTCTTCTGATTTCCCAGCCAGATGCCAAGCTCTGTGAGTGCGGTGCTGTTGGAAAGGCGCTCATAGTCATTCATGGAACTGTACGTTGTGTACAGCATGAACGTGTGCTGTCTCAGCTGATCGCCCAGAATGTCCTCTTTTATCAGCGAATCGTCAGTTGATGAAAGTCCGTAGCTCGTTGGTTCGGGATCAGTGAAATCTATATGCACCTCTCCCACAACGTCGCTTATTTTCGGGAACTCTAACAGGAGCGCCCTGACTGCTTCGATTATGTTCATCCTGCCCGTCCTCCTGCAATTGCCGCCGCTCCACGTAGTATCGCTCCCTTGTGCTGACGTTTCATCGGCTCGAACCAGAGGCGCTGTCCCTGTGGATTTCCGCCGTGTTTGTGGTTGGAGCGGATGTAATATGCGTATCTGCTGTGATCTGTAAGAAAATATATCCGTCCCGGCGAAACGATCTTCACCGAGCGGAGCAGTTTTCCTGCATTGCGGTATTTCGGAAGTGCAACAGGAACAAAAGGAGTCATGCGCTTTACACATTCTCTGTCGATATATGCCTGCGCCGCCCTGAACCTTGCAGTCTGCAAAGCTCCGAAATTTCTGTTCCAGCGGAGCATAGTCCTCATTCCGCCGACGCTGATTATAATATTATTCGGCTGTATCATGCGCTCACCTCGATATCGGGCAGTCTGCCGTTATAATGCTGAGCAGTCTCTTTCACAACAGCGAAAGCCTTGTTTGTTCTGCGGAATTCCGCCATACTCTCCGAAGCCGACTGCTGATCCGAGGTATCAAATTCAAACCGACAGTCCGTCGGAACGATAATATCTCCTGCTTTCGGGATATAGTAGTCTGTGCAGTTGACCGCATAGATATATACTTTCAGTCCGCCCTTTTGCTGATCGCCGTTTTTCAGCGTATGTTCGCCTCTGATGTCGCTGATAAGAACGCCCATATAGCTGTGTCTCTGCAAGCTGTCCTTTTCGTAGATTGTGCAGTTGCCGTTGGTGAGAAGAAGCTCGGCACGTACCTTTTTATTCCAGCAGAGAGGGATATTTTCGTCCATGCCCTGCTGAGGATGCCCGATGGTGCGGAAGGTGTTTCCGAAGAATATCACCTTCCTGTCAAGCCAGTCATGTGCATCGGTTTTAGGTATCGCCAGTGTGTAAGCAGGTATCCTGTGCCCGATGAGTTCAGCCTCGGACGGTTCGCCGATAAGGACATTGCTGACGGTTTCAGCACCGTTTTCGGTTATGAGCTGTATGTCAGTTCCCTTTATCATCTGCACTTCCGTACACCTCCAGAGCGCCGTATACCTGACAGAAAAGCCCCAGTTCTTTCAATTCATTCCGCAGAAAGTACAGTGACTGACCTGCATTGAGATAAGTCATGGATGCGCTGTATCCCAGAGCGGACTGTGAAGCCTGAGTAACGGCAGGAGCGGTGTCGGAAATGGCATCCAGCGCCCTTACCACCGCTTGAACAACGATGTTTTTCACCGTCAGTCCATAGTCCTCGCCGTTCTTTTCATCGGCTATCAGATCATCTATATCAGAGCCGTATTTTACCGCTTCCAGCCTCAGCTTAGCCGAAGCGGTTTCAAGCAGTATCTCCGCCGCCTGCTGCTGCTGAGCTGGCAGACTTATTCCCAGCGCTGTTATGTCGCTTACGCTTGCGTACACTGCTTTCATCTGCTTTGCCCTCCTTGTCGGCACTGCCGCTGATATCCTCCCAGTCAGGCGATATCAGCTTGGAGGGGATATCTATAACAGCGCCGTTTTTCTTGTTGCGGTAGATCATGCTGTTGCCACGATACGTGTGAATGAGGACGCATCAAGGATGCCCCATCCCACGAAGCACTCGGCTCTGAGGACGATCTGGTTTTTGCGCTTGAGGTCGCCGAGGCCGTCAGGATCACCGAATTCGATAGTCTCAAATGTCACATTCTCGGCATAGCCCCAGCGGAAAGCATTTGCAAAGTCTCCGACGATGGCACGGTCAAGGCTGTTGCCGAATGAGACCGTATTGTTGATATCACAGGCCATGCCGCCGAAGTTTTCGGGATTTGCACCGAAACGGAATTCGGGATATATCGAAAGGTTTGAATCGGTTGTTTTCATAGCGCCGAGAGCCGAGCCGAAGGCAGGTGACATTGCGATACCTGTCACGATACCGTCAGCCGTCTGGATGGGAGCAACGGCGCTGTCGATGTTATCATCGGGAGCGGCAGAGTCATATGTGATAGTGGAAGTTACCGCAGTATCAAAGCAGTTATTGCCTACGATGGCTGAGGCGGCATTGTCAGCAGGGTTTACACCGTGGAAAGCCGCAATATCCAGCGCTCTCGCCATCTTCTTTGCAAATCCGTCGGAAAATGCATCAAGGTAGGGAAGCTGTTTTTCCTCGGACATCTTCACAAATTCATCGGTTATTCTGTGCTGATAAACGAACTTGATAGGCTTGATGGTAACAGTGCCGAGTTCAGCATTACCGGCAGGCTTGTTGCCGCCCTCACCGACGATGGATGCTTCACCGTCCATCGAGAAAACGAATGTGTCAGTACCTGCAAACGGAACAGGGGTAAAGCCGCAGAGCTTTGCAAGTGTGGAGTGCCCCTTGACCTTGCTGAACATATCAGTGACAAGTTCGGGCTTGAAAAGTGTACCTGTTGAAGTAGTAGTTCCCATGATTTGTTCCTCCTTAGTTATTTCTGAGTTCTCTCAGCATTTCAAGCTGAGCGTTATTTTTTGAGTTTGCGAAAGGCGTATCGCCTGTTGATTTAGGAGTTGGCTGAACCTTGCGTGAAGTGAGATATTTCGCAAACTTCTGCGCCTCCTTGCGGATATCCTCCTCGGAATCGCCTGCCATGTTCTCAGCAAGTTCGAGAGGGATGCCGTTTTCAGCGGCGATCTGCATCTTCATGACCTTAGCCTTGCAGACCGTATTCTCGGCGCTGAGGTCGTCACGCTCCTTCGTGAGAACAGCCGCAGATTCGGGAGAGAGCCAGCCGCTGAACTTCTTTTCGGTCTCGGCAACTGCCGCATCTACCGCAGTTTTAACAGCCGCATCCAGTTCCTCCTGAGTGTTGATAGGTGTGAAATCCATTGATTTTTCCTCCTTCGGGATATATTTCTTTGTAACACCTGCATTTATCTGTGCAGGCACAGCAACAAAGCTGAATTCGTAGGCATCATTGATATCATCAACGATATAATGGCACAGCTTTCCGCCGTACTCCTTGCCCTTAACGTGAGAACAGCCCTGCTCAAAGACATTCGCACCGCATACGGAGCATATCTTCTTACGGGCTGAACAGCCGACGCTGACTTCCTTTTTGATGCCTGCGTCTATCTCGTCGATAAGGGGCTGATTGGCGGCATTCCGCACCATGTATGCCTTTGCTTTCAGGTACTTGTAAGGACGGCCGTCGGAAGTGGTCTTATTTTCGGAAATCACCTCCGTATCGAATACCCTCGCTTCCTGATTGCCTGCACGTGGGTCATGGTCAAAAATGCCTGTCTTTCCGACAAAAAGCGTTTTCAGTTCTTCAAGCGCCTTGTCGGAAAATCGCTCACCGTCACGGTCTATGGCATTGTCGCACAGCTTCACAGGGAAAATATACAGCTCATCCTCCGTGAACTCTCTGCGAGTGAACCTGTTTATTTTTTCGATATCGCTCATGTTTACCTCCTTAGTAATAGATTATCTGCTCCCTGACTTCCTTATGGTTGGCGCAGGCCCAGTGAGCAAGAGATACAGCTTCCAGAAGCGACACATCAGCGCCTTTCAGAATGGATGTATAACCGTATCCGCCTCTGCTTCCGATAGCTCGGTGTTCGCAGTTGGATGCCGCCTGAGCAAGTGCAGGCTGTCCCCGATGACAGATGATGCCCTCAAATAAATTCTTTTCAAAAAGTGCGTTCGACTGCACAACGTCCTCAACTTTCGGGAGGATAGCAGTACATTTCACCGATGCATCTTCCATTTCCTGCCTGAGAATTTCCTGATTGCCTGCTCCGTCTATAACTGCCTGAACAGCATGAGGATTCCGCAGAAAAGCGATCATCCAGCTGTTGCCGTCACGGACAGAACGACAGTCGATAGCCTCGACGAATATCTTACCGTCGGCAGTTCTTACCGCCGCCGCCATTGATACATTTTCGGTAGCCTTTGCGAATTTGATGCCGAAAAAGATATTGCTGTCGGCAAGTACAGGGGAATTCTGTATCATAAAGCTGTCCCACTCCTTGCGGCTGATAGCAGATTTCTGCGAGTATGTCAGCCACAGGCCGAGACGCTGGATGTTATCATCTACCTGATCGTCGCCCAACTCATCACGGATAGTACGCTCGCTGAGGATATATCCCAGTGACGGATTCGTCTCATACCACAGCTCAGGATCATGAGCGTCGGTCAGCTCAGGTATAGACCATTCAGCCCATCCCGAATCCTCGTTCTTGCCTGTGAGAGTGTTCTGCCTGTACTTCTGGAACACCGAACCCGAAGAAACGGCAGTCGGTGGCGTACCGCACATAAGCGTCTGCGGATTCCTGCTGTCGGTGACAACGTATTTGAGAGCGCTCTCCTGATCGGCAGTGTACTCCTGAGCCTCGTCGATGATGAGCAGATCGTAGCCCTCACCCAGACCGCCCTTGCTTGAACGAGTACGGAAGTTTATAACTCCGCTGCCTTTGAGCCATTCGATATGCTCCAGTCCCATCTGCTTGGTAGTCTTGAAGTCCACACCCTCGACGAAGCCCGCCTTTGTGAGTCTCTCAATGACCTTTTCCCATGCATTGTGGGATGTTGTGGTTCGGTGAGCGGTATACAGCACACGCTCATCGTGGGAAACTGCATATTCCGAGCGCATAATGAGAAGTTCTGACTTTCCGTTTCGTCGGGGGATGCTCCATCCGAACTTCATATGCACCCACAGCCCGTCCTCGTTTACCGCCATGATATCTTCGAGGAGCAGTTCCTGCCAGGGCTGAGCTTTACGGTCGGAGCTGTTGTAGATCACAACGGCTTCCGTGCCGAGGGATTCCGCATAGGGCAGGACTACCGAAACTGTCGGTTCCTGCCTGCCACGGCGCTTATCGCTCATGATTTTAAATGGGGGACGTCCGCCTTGAAACGCATTGCTTTCCCCCATACCCCCTAAATAATTTTCCAGTCAAAGGTCTGAGGAAGCAGGCGGTTCGATACGACTTCCGTTTCCTTTGCGAATTCCTGTTTCGGGGTCAGCTTGTCGGATTTCTGACGGTTACAGCACATATGAGCAAGCTGTAAATTGCTGATATCCGAGGGATGGCCGTTCCTTGAAACGGGGATGATGTGATCTATGCAGGGCGAAAGCGGATGTGGGAATTTCAGACCGAAGTCCACAGGCTTGCCGCAGATACCGCAGACAGTCTGCGAGGCATATATTTTCTTCTTGTTGGATTCAAACTGCGCTCTCTGAGTGCCGTTGTGATCGGGACGAAGATTCGGCTTTGCCATGCTCCCACCTCCTTGAAATTGGGTATAAAAATAGCACTTGCCGCCGACACTTATGTCGGTCGCAAATGCTGTTTTGATGTTATTTGTTGATATTTGCTGTTATTTGGGTATGAAAAAACCGCTCATTGCTGGGCGGTTTAGTCTTCTTTATTGTTTCCATACATTTCATTAAATTTCTTCTCAAGTTCTGAGAATTCTTCTGGGTGCTCTGTTTTCCAATGCTCAGAAGAATCATCTTGGATAAGATACTTTTCTTCATTCATTTCTATCACCTCTTAGTTAAAACAAAAGCATTAGTTTCATATAATTTGTCGGTTGCTTTGATAGCAGCAAATTCTTTTGGAAATCCCTTTTCTATAAATTCATTATACGCTTCATTATAAATTTTGTCAATAGGAATTTTTCTATTTATTTCTGATAACATAAATATTGTTCCATCATGCCCGACTATAACTGATGCATCGGCTCTTTTTTCTTTCCACAAAGTAATTATATCTGTTCCTGATGGGCGAACACTGTCAGGATGATTGTGCATCATAATAAAATTTGATTTTTGTTCTTGTACAAGTTTATACTGTTCTTCTGTTAAACCTGTCTTATATTTTGTTCCAGTATTATCAAAATTGTCAGTAATTACTTTTCCTGTCCTTGAATCAATAACTATCAAACTTTCCTCAAAATGTCCGTCACGATGTTCAAGAAGCCGCTTTGATTGCTGATATATGCTCTCGTTTGCAGCTTTATGCGGTGTTAAATCTTCAAATTTATCGTGATACGCTTTTGAATTAACAAGATCGCGGTCAACTGAATAAGCATTGGAATTCTGCTTAGCAGAAATAGAATAATTCTGATTTTGAATAAGTCCCTGGTACTGTGACTTTTTCTCCCGTTCCATTGTCCTCGCCTGCTCAGGAGTGAACTTTGTAGGCGGTGAAGCACCGGCTCCGACTTTCGGCTTCTCCCATGTCCTCTTAGACCACACATCCTGTCTCTGCCTGCCGTTCTCATAGATAACGGAACAGCCGCAGTTGTCATGCCTGCGGTAAACGTCATGGGGTTCTTCTCCGTAGACGTAGCGCCCTGCTATGGCGGTACACCACTTACAGCATTTGCCGTCGGTCTCACGGGTAATATAGCATTTCAGACCTGCTTTACTGCGGAAACGAGCGTTAGTCTCCATATAATCATCATGATGCGACATGGAGATATTCGCAGTTCCACTCCTTGCCCTGCGCTGAATAACGCTGTCCTCAACTGTCGGGTCAACAAGGGAATGGCTGAATATCAGAACACGTTCAAGGGGAAAATCCACAGTCTGAGGGCGGATGTTTATGCCGTTCTTCTTGTCGATGTTGGTCTGCACCTGAGATAGGATGCTGTTCGTATGGTCGAAGCTGTCATGGAGAATATCAGCCGCCGCCGCTTCACGGTCGGTCAGATCAAGGACGTTCTCCGATAGGCACTTGCCGAGAAGTTCCGAATAGATACGGGAATAGTCTGCGGTATCCTTAAATGTGGCATTGCCGCTCTGTATACGCTTCATTATGGAGCGGAGCGAGGGATTTGCGGCCATCTTCTGCTGTATCAGCTTTCTGAGATCGTCGCTGTTCACTGTGCATCACTCTCCAGACCTGTCATGCGGTGGATGTTGTCAGCGCCCATGAAGTCGGGAACTGCCTGATTTATTTTCAGTATCGCATCACCCGCCGCACCGAGGGCCGCAGAATCAGGCTCAAATATCGGAAGCCATTCGGGGACAGTATCAGCGAACGCTCTGCGGTCATATTCGATACCGTCACGAATGCAGGCGGCGAGGTAGCCTGCATTGAGGAAACCCACACCGAAAGTGCGCTGAGCTTTACGTGCTGTCAGACGGAGCTGTTCATGACTTGCCCTGATAGCGTCATAGCTTGCAGGGTTCGCTGTTGTAAAGCCCAGATCGTCGATGGTCAGACCTGTCTCACCTGCAAATATGGAAGCGTATGCTTTCAGTGCCTCCACGAATGGGGACATACTCTGAGCGGAGAACTGTCCGACTGTGGGCTTTTCGCCTCGATCATCGGCGCTTATCGCAAAGAATGACGAGATAGTCGCCGCTCTCTTGTTGAACTTTGCTGTCGGCGAAAGTCCGAGAATGTATTTCTGTGGGAAGCTGTAAAATTCCGAGCATACGTTCATTCGTCTGAACGTCCTGAGAACATCCTGTGTTATATTCATGCAAGACCTTGATATTCGTGAATGCCCGAACGGGCGCTTGGCATCGGGGCGGTTGATTATCGGTACAAGAAGCGCAAAGGGCGCATTATGTGTGAACTGCTGAGAAAGCCTGCCGTTCACATAATAGTCGGTCTGATAGGGACGGAAGTACGCTTCAAGCACAGGTTTGTCATGCTCGTCACGCTCCAGAACCGCATAGCCCTCAGTGAGCATTTTTGTCACAGGGTCGATAATTCCCGTAGCACTGCCGCCGTCAATGACTTGAAACGTGGGATAATTCGTATCATCCCAGCCGATGTAGATGAAACTGCAAGATGTGATAAGTCCCGAAAGTATAGCATCATCGAAAAGAATATCAGAATTGTTCAGCCTGTATATTTCACCGATGGCGAAATCGTCATTCCTGAATCTGTCGAAAGCGATACGATCTGCAACGCTGTCAACAGCCTTTGCACACCAGCCCAGTGATGCCGCCATCCAGCGGAACTCCTCAGGAAGGATACTGCTTGCATCCTCTACGCTCATTTTCATGTCATAATAGCGATATCTCAGCCGC